GCGGTGCTATCGTGCGCTTCCTGCCTGCTCCTGCTGGAGAGTCAGCACCTGTTGTGAAACTCTTCCAGCATGTTTATCAGAATCAGGAGACCGGACAATGGTTCATCGAGAACTGCCCCACCACACTTCAAGGTGTTGGTCCTGGCATCTGTCCCGTCTGTGATTCCAACCGCGAGATCTACAAGAACAATCCTAAAGAGGTAGCAGCTAAACTTGCTGCCGGTAAGTCTCGTAAGAAGAAGTACATTGCTAATGTACTGGTGATTAAAGACCCTGCTAATCCTCAGAACGAGGGTCAAGTTATGCAGTGGCGTTTCGGTCAGCAGATCTTTGATATTATCTCTCGCGCTATGAAACCTGAAGAAGGTATGGGTGATGAACCTATCCCTGTCTTCAACTTCTGGAAGGGTGCTAACTTCCGCCTTCGTATCACACTGAAGGGTTCTTACTGGAACTATGAGTCTTCTAGTTTCGAAGCACCTGCTGCATTGTCTAACGACGATGACGAACTGGAGAAGATCTACAACCAACTGTATCCTCTCGCTTCTATCGTTGATGAAGACCAGTTCAAGTCATACGATGATCTTGAACGTCGCTTCAATGATGTAGAGGGTATCGGTCGCCCTGCTCCCTCCCGTATCGAAGAAGAGGATGACTTTGGGTTCAATGACCCTGACATCACCTTGTCGGCACCTGAACCTGTCTCTGCTTTCCGTAGTCAGGTAGAGTCCAGCGAACCAGTCAAGGACGCAGACTTTTTTGCTAGTCTCCTCGCTGATTGATAAACCAAAATTGAATAATTGATTTCATAATACCGGAAAAATTTTTTCCGGTATTTTTTTGTGTCAAAAGTCGATTAGATTAATGCGTTCTTGAGTTTGTTAGAAACAAAGTCAGATGATTTTTCGTAAGTATTTCCTCTCTTAAATGCATTCACAAATGATGTAAGATATTGTTTCTTTAGAATATAAATTTGTCTCTTCTTATTATTTTCACGTTCAGCATTTGCATATATGGTTACAGGAACTGACACTTGATTTCCAGGAATAGTGACAACAGAAATTCCATTGTTATAACTAAAAGTTCCATTGTAAAATGCTTCATCAACTCTTAATCCACCTTCTAATGCAATGACATCAATACCATCTTGTTTGAAACCAGATTTAAGTTCTAATGTTTCGTAGTGATGTACTGTGTCATATGGAGTATCATATTGCGATTCGATTGATTTTTGTAGGGTTCTACTGTCTAAAGGCCAGTCATATACCCCACGAATCATATTGTTAGTCAATAAAATAACCCAATCATAAAACACATCACCATAATATCTTTCAGCGAGTAAATCTAGTCTATCTTTATCTTGAATAGTATATTGTTTAAAGAATACTAAATTGGAGAATACTTTTTCAGATAATTCATATCGTTTGAAAAAATTTTTTGCAATAACATAGTCACCTTCAGAAAAAGGAAATTTTAATGGGCGTAATGCCTGCTTTATGTTTGGTGATGAATTAAAATACATTAGAAACTTGGACCTCCAAATCTAATATCCTCTCTGTAAACAAGTTTGATCTCACTTAAACCTAAATTCATGGTGACTGCTACAGGTTCACCATCTTCATATGTTGCGTAAGCACCATCAGCAGTATAGTTTACATTTAATGATGTTATCGCACAAGGTTTCCATTGTGATATAAATGGGTGTTCTGAACTACCTTGCATGACTTTAATTTCCACTAAGTCAGGAACACCAATGAATGATGTTCTGTCAACACCTTTAGTGTCGTCCCTATCTGTAAAAATATTAGATGCATCTTGATCGTTAGCAGATTTTCTTTCATCTAATCTAGGAAGCATTGCCATCTTAAATGCAGTTACAATATCTCTGATATCTTTTGCTTCACCGGAGTTTCTTGCCACCATTTTAAAGTTCAACGAAAATGTTCTGAGGTCAAAACCATTAAACAATAATTCAGTATTAGGGTTTACGATAACACCTCTAGTAGATCCTAGAATATCATTTACTCCTAAACCTTCACCTTGTCCATTATCTTGTAAAGCTTTAAGTGCTTCTTTTGTAAGTTTAATGTCAGCACCATCCAATAAATCGCCAGCAGTTTTTTTGATGTTTCCAAATAAATCGTTAAGATTATTTCCACCAACAGTTCTTAAAATAGAAGCAGTTAGATTTTGAATTGATTTAGCACCCCAGGCTGTACCATATTCAGCCTGCACGTCTTCAGGCATATACATGAGTATTGTTGGTAATTCTCTATCATCCTTTAACTCTAGAGCACTAGCATTATATCCCGCATATGTTCCCCCCGCTGCATTACTTTGAGCTTTAAATGGTGGTGTATATATTTTAAATTTAAACATTAAATAATCTACTTGACCATTTATTGAGGTTAAAGCAGATGGATAAGCTATTGTACCAGTCTTTGAAGTTTCCCCTGTGTTGAGAAAAGTAAATGTTAATGTTTCAGAGTCTTTTTTCTCATCCTCTTTCTGGTTTTCAGTTGCTTGAGAATTAGCTGTATTCGCCATTACTTCACCATCTCCTTACTCTGCTTGTTACCATATCCTGCAATCATTCGTGTGCCTTTGATTTTATCGTAGAATTTTTCATTAGTTTCCTGCCAAACATCTTCTTTTTTGTACGGAAACTTGAAACCCCTCACTCTGGTCACGAAATTCTCAACTGGTAAGAGGATGGCGGTGTCCCACTCATCAATATGAAGGTCTAACATATAACCTTCGACATGCTTATCTAGATATTTATGGAAGCATATCTTAGGCATGTCTACTTTGCCTTTCATTAAATTTTGTACTGCCTTGATTCTTTTCTTTGGGTTCATGTAGTGTAAGTTAGCACCCACAAATTGTTTTCCTGGTAGTACCTTTACGACATAAACAAGAGGGAATGTGTCATAGTATGGGAGGTATTTTGAGATTGCTTCGTACTCAAACATATACAAGTGACCCTCCACAGGATAGCGCCTAAGGACGTTGCCGTCCCCGCCTGGTTCTGGGTCACCTGCCTGCTCTTTAAGCACCTTAGAGGGGTCTTTACGGTACTCTGAGGCGATGCTAGCGACCTTGCCCCTGTACCAGTCGAAGGTCTTGCTCTCTCCTTCTGTTGCCTCTGTTATTCGCTCGAATATAGTTTTTGTTCCCTTATTCTTTTTTACAGTATTTCTCTGTATTTCTGCAAATCCTGTTGCCATTGTTCTATACCTTTAAGTGATCTTCGGTGAGTATTTTGAATTTCATCTGCCTATCCTCACAGAAGTCCTCAGCGGCGTCCCACTTAGCGCGGTTCTTAATATAGGTTAGAACTTCTCTTTTCCAAGCAGCAGTTTTACGTTTTGGTTTCTCATTCGGTTTTTGAGTTTGTCTTTTGGGTTTAACTTCGATGACATACTTCTCATACTTACCAGATTTTGTCAGGATTTTAATATAGAAATCTGGATAGTAACGATGAACTTTACCATCGATGGGTGATCTGTATGGAATAATAATTTCTTCTGAACCCCACTCCACGATGCTTGAGGTATGGTCACAGAATATCATAAATTTCTTTTCCCACATAGACCTATAAATGATCCTTGTAGGGTTGCCACGATACTTCTTGGGATTAACTGGTTTGTATAACCCTGAGTATGCCATAAATATAAATATAGTTCACGTTTCTATTTATCGTGCCTACAAGAAGTATTAATGATTTTGTCAATACCATGAAAGGTGGTATGGCAATGTCATCGGAATTTGAAGTAAGTTTTGAATTTCCCAGTGACTTAAAAAGTGTAGTTCAAGGTGCTTTGAGTGGCGTTCATACCTTAGCGTCTGACGATATTATTACTATGTTTTGTAATGAGGCTCAACTACCTAATGTATCATCCTTGACCGGACAAACAAATGGAGTCTACATGGGTGAAGGACAGGTAAACTACTCATATGGTAAGTTATTTACTGATGTTAGTTTGGGTTGGTATTGTGATAAAAATATGATGCCACTTAAATTTCTTCAGGAGTGGCACAACTATCAATTTTACTATGGTAGTGGGAATAAAACTCCCATTAGAGAGAATCGATTATTTAATACAAGTTTGACTCGCCAGGATCTCGTTAGTCGCGTAAAGTATCCAGACGATTATCAAGCTAAAATCATTATCAAAAAAACTGAAAGAGTGAAAGATGTAGATACAACAGTGATGCAGTACACGCTTTTAGATGCATTCCCACATAGTATAGATGCTACTCCACTATCTTATGGATCATCTCAACTTGTAAATGTTAGTGCTAATTTTTATTACTCTAAATTCCTCATTGATTACGCTGCGAGAGATTTTAAATTTAAAACTGCAGAACCTGGAGCACCCATTCTACCTCCAGCAAACAACACACAAGAGGCAACGTTTACTAATCAGTCTATTGTTGCTACTTGATATCAAAATTGATTTTTTAATTCCATAAAACCGGAAAAAAATTTTCCGGTATTTTTTTGTCAAAAAAGTCGAATACATAAATATAGGACTTGAGTAATATTATGGCACTTCCACAACCGTCTACACCAATTTATGAGCTTGTAATTCCATCTAGCGGTAAAACCGTGAAATACAGGCCATTTCTAGTAAAAGAAGAAAAAGTACTCTTATTAGCAGAACAATCAGAAGACGAAAAAACGATGAAAAACGCCATCGTTCAGATTGTCAAAAATTGCATTATTTCAAGAGTTAAGGTAGAAGATCTTACATATTTTGACTTAGAATATATATTTTTACAACTTCGTGCTAGATCTCTAGAAGAATTTCTAGATATGACAATAACTTGTAGAGATGATGGTGAAACTACGGTCAATCATCGCATTAACTTACTTGAAGTTGAAGTAGATGGTAGACATGGAAAAGGTGACAACAAAATCATGCTTGATGAAGATGAAGATTTTGGTATTATTATGAAATATCCAGGACTTAATGAATTTGTAAAATTTGTTGGTTTACGTCTAGATTTTGATGATAATGAAGTAACTGAATATGTTGCTGGTAATATAGAGCAAATTTTCAAAGGTGAAGATGTGGAAGAATGCTCTGATTATAAGAGTGAAGAAATGATTGAATGGGTAGACAGTTTGACCCAAAAACAATTTAATAAAATTGCTGATTTTTACGAAAATCAACCAAGATTGAGATATAAATTTAATATCACTAATCCCAAAACAGGTGTAGAAAATGAGTATGTTCTGGAGGGTCTATTAAATTTTACCGGTGGGTGATGGCCTATAATAATCTAGAAAATTATTATAGGACCAATTTCATGTTAATGGAGGAACATAAATATTCATTGACCGAAATTGAGAATCTTACACCCTTTGAGCGACAAATTTATGTTTTGTTAGTGAACGAATATATTAAGAAGAAAGAGGAAGAAATTAAGAAAAAACAGCAACAACAGAGATGAAGTTTAATCTACCGGCACCCTCATCAGTAGAATGGTACAGACCAGGAGTGGCTGGTGGTGGTCAGAACGATCGTATCTTCAATAGATTAAAAGCGAAACTAACTGGTGGCAAAGATGACTCTGGCACCAGTTATTTTAAGTTACATGATAGACAATTATCTAGTAGCGATGCTGACAAGATCATCGCTAACATGAAGCAGGATGAAGATGGATATCCCATGCTTCAAACTAGTAGTACCAGTGGCGAAGCAGAAAGAGAATATCAAGAGTGGATCATTGATAGGTATTTACCACGAGTAGAAGAGGATCCTATAGAAATAGAGGTTGTTGAAGTAGAACCGGAACCTGTGGTTCAAATGGAGGCAACTCCAGCACCACCACAACAAGAAGAAGTAGTTATTAGGGTAGAAGTACCAAATCTTGAAGCCCCAAAAAGAATTAGGCTTCCTAAAAGAAGTGGAGTTATCAGAAAAACTTCAAGGAAAGCTCAAGAAGAAAAAGTACCAAAAGTAGAAATACCTGATCCATGGGAAGATAACCCCAAGAAATCACTTAGTGCTCCAAAAAGAATTAGGAGACCTAGAATAAAGGGAACTATTCCAAAAAATATTCAAAAAAGGGTATCAACAGCGCAGAGAATGGCTGCGGCATTTGATAAAAACTTTTTAGATAAACTTGTAGATTCGATTCGTAATCCTCCTTCAGGTCCAGAACCTAAAAAGAAATCAAAAAAATCTGGAAAAACTGTATATAAGAAAAAATATAGCGGTATTAGTTCTACTAAGTCTACTTCTGGTGGAGATTTAGTAGATAAAGGATTTAATAGAGTAAAAAAAGCATTTGGTCTTGCAGCAAAAGCTAGAAGAGAATTTAAAGAATCTGGAGGAAATCCAAAAGATTTGCGTAGGGGTTGGTTTTTAGAAAGAACCCTTGCATCTGAGTTTGGTGGAGATCGTATTAGAAGAACAAAAGGTACTTTTAGTCGAAATCCTGATGAATCTCAAGATCCAGCTTTAAAAAGAGAAGAGAGATTAGCAGCAGTATTAAGAAGAGATATGGCTTCTCGCCCTGAAATGATGAAACAGGGTGAGTTATTTGACACAGGAGAGTATGAAGATAAAACTTTAGGGAAGAGATTTTTAGAGTTATCTAAGGAAGTTGCAGATAAAATTCTTGGTATTGATTCCAGTTTTGTTCGAATGGACAAAGCACAGAAAGAGACAAACACCAAACTGAATTCTGTTTCAAAAAAATTAAAATCAGTAAAAAATGTATTTGTAAAAACTTCATCCAATGTTAGTGAATTTATAAAAAATAAGTCACGTTCTCTAGAGTTAAAAGAAAAACTTAGAGAAATTTTTAAGGATGATCTAAATCGTGAAGAACAACGAGAAAAGGAAGCAGAATCTGAATTACAAAAAGATGTTGCTGACACCACAAAAGTTGAAGCTGCTGGTGATAATGTAAGTCGCCCAGAAGAAGATGGTGGTGGTGATGGTGGTGGTTTTGATATAGACTTCAGGGGTTCTAGAAAATGGTGGAGAAGACTAAGAAATCCTCGTAGATTTTTTAGAACTTTAAGAAGATATGGTAGATTAAAAGGTGGTCAATTTGTTCGCGGAGCAAAGTCTTTAGGTGGTAAAGCACTTAGATTTGGCAAAGGTCTTGCTAGTAGAGCACCAGGAGCTATTAGGGGACTAGGTGGCAGAGCACCAGGAGTTATTAGGGGACTAGGTGGCAGAGCACTTGGAATGGGAGCCAGACTAGGTGCTGGTGCCTTAGGAAAAGCGGCGGCATTATGGGCGGTTACTGAAGGATTATTCCCAAGAGCTGGTAGCACCCCAACTCTTGATGATGTGATGGATGCTAGTGGTAAGTTACCCGGCGATCCAGGTTACGATAAAACCACAGCAGGGCAGGCAAAACCAGGTTCCAAACCAACATCAGTAAAACCAGATTCTCCAAAACCATCTTCAGGATTTGCTAAGAAAGCAGATCAAGCAAAAGATTTAGGAAAAAATTTAGCAGGGAAAGGTAGAGGACTTCTTTCGAAAGGTAAGGGTGCGATTAAGAAAGTAGGTGGTAAGATTGTTGGTAAAGCTGGAGGAGCACTAGGAAAAGGATTACTTAAAAAAATTCCTGGACTTAGCATTATTATGGGTGCATTATTCTCTATCGATAGATTTGCTAATCGTGATTGGTTAGGTGGATTAGGAGAAATTGCATCTGGTATTGCATCAACATTCCCAGGACCAGGAACTGCTATATCAGCAGGTATTGACGCACTTTTATTGACAAAAGACATACTTGCACCAACTCCAGATAAAAAAGGTGATACAAAACTATCTGGTGGTGGAATTATTGCTGGTGAAGCAGGAAATGAAGTCGTTCACTCTCTAACATCAAGTGTTGGTAGAGGAGTTATGGACGGTTTGAAGTCCGGTGCAAGTTTCTTACCAGTAATGGGACCAACTTTATCAGCAGCTTCTGGTATTGTTAGTAATCCTCTTTATGGTAGGGCATTAGGTCCTTTAATAAATCCAATTATACAACCACTTATCTCAAAATATAATATACCAACATTTGCGGCAGATTTAGGATCTTTTAAAGCTGATAGGATAAAATCTGCAACAACTCAAGCACAAACAAAACAAAATGTGAGTAATCAAGGGAAGAAAAAAGGTGGTGGTATTTTAGGTGGAGTTGTAGACTTTTTCAAGAATTTATTTGGTGGTGGTAAAAATAAAAATAAATCCAGTGGTAGTAACGGTCCATCACTCCCTGGAACGGGGCCCGCAACTGGTAATGTTATAAATTTAAATCTAAGTCAGAGAGAAGCATATAAAAAGATATATGATCTGGCAGTTAAAGTAGGTGGTGCCAAATTCCCAGAGTTGGTAGCTGCTATTGCGATGCACGAAACTGGATGGTTAACTCAGATGGCTGGTAATAATCCATTCAATCAGAGAGCTACTAGCGGTAATTTTATTAACTATAATTCATTGGAAGATTCCGTTAGGGAGCACATTAAATTTTGGCATAACACAGACAAATATTCAGACAACTTTAACGCACATCCAGATGCAAATACAGCATTTGCTCATCTTGCATATAAGTATGCTCCTCCAGAGGATAATAATGATCCAGAGGCATATAAGCGGAGCGTTGCTAACATAATTCAAACAATGGGTGGTGCATCCTCATCAACATCTAGTACATCCCCATCAAGTGCAGCGTCTGCTGGATCAAGTGCAACATCTGCTGGACCAACTTCACAACATCAAGGACCAGTAATCTCTGCCACTTCATCTTCATCTTCACCTACAACAATATTAAAGGCAAGTACAAATAACTCTTCTGCTCCAACGCCAAATGCACTTACCCCAAATGTAGAAACAGCGATGAATGGTGGGGGAGGAATTCAATATGTTCCGGTTCATATTCCAGTTGGACAAACCATTGCTAGCACCGGAGAAGGTGTATATTCCTCAAGTAAAGGATCTGGTTTTGGACTGACAGTTTCAGATTTGTATAACATGAAATTGCAAAATACTTAGGATAAATATTATGAGGGGGTTCTTATAAATGGGCGCAGGAACTATAAAGGTCACTCCGGTTGGGCAAAGCGCACAATCAAAAGATGGAATTGACAATTTAGTAGGAAAACTTAGAAAAATTCGTAATCGTGCGGCAGAATCGCGTAAATTTGCTGACGACAGAATTGATGAGCTCAAAAAGAAAATTACTGAGGACGCCCAATCAGAAAATGGTGTAGACCAATCTGACGTACAAGAACTTAGGTCGTTAAAACAAAAGAGAGGATCTAAAAACAAAGGATATTTTTTCAAGCAAGCATTAGCATTTGAAGCAAAAGACAAAATTAGAACTTCTGTAGGTGCATTTCAAAGAGATCCAGAGACAAAGTATGACCCCGCAGCAAGTGAAAAGGAAAGATTTGCGGCACAAGCTGGATTAATCAGGCCGGGAGAAATGCCAGACACTTCTGATGAAGAAGTGAAAGATTCTGGTATGATTGGAACCTTAGGAAAAGGTTTCAAACTTATGTTGGATGCCATTGACAAAATCAAAGGTAGCATAAGTAATCTCACCTCAACTACGGAAAAAACAGCAGCATCTGTTAATAACGTAGATAATTCTGCTACCACAGTAGAAACATCAGTACAAGATTTAGATAAATCCACATCAAGTATTTCTGAAACATCTGAAGATGAAGTAAAAGTTCATCAGACAGAATTAGATCTTACTATCGACGCATCTAATAGGAAAGAACAAGAAGAAGCAGAAGCAAGATCGGAAGGACAAGCAGATACAGCAGGTACTACAAATGTCAAAGCTGCTGGAGATGGAGCTGCTTCTGGAGGTGGTCGATACAACATTGGAAACATATTCAAGAATGTTGTAAATGCTGTCAGTAGAAGAAGAGGTGGTGCTAGAGGTAGTGGTTTTAGCTTTGGTAGATCTCTTCGTGGTAGAGGTTCAGGAATAAATCCGAGTAGAGGTTCAAGAATAAATCCGACATCTTCTGCTTATTCTAGTCCCATAGGTCCACAACCTATGAATTCTTCTACACCATGGGCGACTAAAGGAGTGGGTGATCGTGGAGGAATGTTTGGTCAGGGTGGATTTACTCCAAGAATGGAATCAACAAAACTTTCTAATGGCGGAATTATTATGCCGCGAAAGAAAGGTGAAACAAAACTTTCTGGTGGTGGAATTATTACTGATGTAATCAATAAATTTTTACCTCCCCCAGTTGGACCCTTACTTAGTATGCTAATTAATCCGATGGGAGGTATTGGTGATGCTCTAGGTGGCATCGGTAATGCTCTTGGTGGTGCTGCTTCTGGTGTTACTAATTTTATTGGTGGATTATTTGGTGGTGGATCAAAAACTCTTACAAATCCTACAAACATTTCTGGTGTAGGTCCATCTGCTGTTATTCCTACAAATAGACCTGCGGGTCAATCTTTGATGGGAGATAAATCTACAACTGAAGATATGAGTAAATTATACACCATTCCAACTATGTTGGGTGGTGGAATAATGCTGTCAACACTTGGATTTATGGCATCCAAATTGCCATTTTTTAATGTTATAGCTAAAGCAGCGCAACCATTATTAAAACCATTAGTTACTGCTCTTGGATTTCCTATTGGAATTTTAGATACTCTATTTGGTGGTAAAGCAGCTGCAGCTGAGCTCGGTCAATATGGTACAGTTGGAGAAAGTAATGGAGGAGGTAATGGTGGTGGTAATGGAGGAGGTAATGGTGGTGGTGGTAATGGTGGTGGTGGTGGTAATGGTGGAGGAAATTCATCACCGCCTGTTGCAGCCAATTTATCTGGAACTGCTGTAGTAAATGAGGTATCTAGAGGATCTTTGGCGCAAGGGTTGGGGGCAGGATCGCGTGGAACTGGGGGGGCAGTAGGACATCAATATGTTGGAAGAACCACCAAATTTGGACCTAGTTCGTGGCACGGAAGACACCATAATGGTGTTGATATTGGAACTAGTAAGCAAACTGGTTACTATGTTGGATTTAGAAGACATGGAACAGTAACACATGCCGGTCCCATGGGCACATTTGGAAATTTAGTTATTATCAAAGACGACCAAACAGGAACTGAATATTATTTTGGTCACTTAAAGAGTATTAATCCAGACATAAAAGTAGGTGAAAAATATACAGGTCAGGCTATTGGCGAAATTGGCAAAACTGGTGGAGGACTAACTAATGGAGAGCACTTACACTTCGAGAAGCATCCTCCTGGTACTACTGGAGTGGATCCTAGCGGAGATTTAGATTTACTAGATATTGGAAAACAAACAACATCTTCAGCACCTCAAGTAGCTAGTGCAGCAGGTGCAGCAGCTGCAGCAAACCCTGGAGCAGCGCCAGCGGTAGCAAACAAACCATATAATGTTGGCGGTGGAAACAATGCATTGAATGCCATCCTAAATACCAATTTTAAGACAAGTTCAGCATCAAATATGAATGCTAATAGAAGTGGAATAGTAAGTAACAATACGTGGTCTTCATCTCCGGGAGGTAATTTGGATACCGGTTATATTAATCCATGGGCTATAGTGTAGGAGAATTATAAATGGCAAGTGTAAAAGATTTTTCTCCGGAAAGTATTGAAATAACAACTTGGGGAGGAACAGTTGAAGATATTACTGCATTATGTCCGTTATTTCAGTATTATGAAGATATAGATGAACCTTTTGTTCGAGCAACATTAGCGGTAATTGATAGTGGTGCCAATTTAATTAAAACCGCCCCAATTCAAGGTGGAGAATTAGTAACTATAAAATTTAATTGTGCTGCAGATGCAGTGTTAGAGTCTTTTGAATTAAAATTTAGAATTTGGAAAGTTTATAATAGAAAATTTAGTGCAAATACACAAACATATAGTTTAGCTTTGTTACCGAGTGAGGCATTTACAAATCAATATCAGAGAGTTGTTAAAAAATTAAGTGGCAAACCAAGTGAAATAGTAAAAGATTTACTTAAAAATTATCTACAAACTGAGGAGGAATTAGATATAGAATCTACCGGAAACAGTATATCATTCTATCCAGCAAGAAAAAGTGTAACTTCAATTATAAGAAATTTATTAGTTAGATCAGTATCACAGAATGCATATAACAATATTGGACTTGGGTCTTCAAAAAATAATACAGTTTCTACTGAAAACAGTGAAAATGATAAGACCGTAAAAGGAACTGCAGGTTATTTATTTTTTCAAAACAAAAACGGATTTGTATTTAATTCTATAGATAAACTTTGTGATGACGGTAAACAAAATTTTGATGGTAAACCAGCAATTGCTGAATATTTTGCTTCTCCTGTATTAGATTATGCTGGGTCAGAAAATAATTATTATACAATAGAGGCATACAGATTTACAACAGAGATTGATCTTTTAGACAAAATGCAGAGAGGTGTCTATTCAAATAAGATGGTTTTATATAATTATGCGACTGCAGAAACTGAAGAAATTGTTTATAATATGAAGGACACATTTAACAATATGGCAAAATTAGGATATCAAGATAATTTACCTATATTTGCTACTACTGTTGATGGTGAAAGTGAATTGCCTCCATCTAGGGTAATGTCTATGGTAATTGATAATGAAAGTTGGAATTTTAGTGAAGAGGTTGGAGATCCTGAAGAGGGTGGTGATGGTGGTGGATATCCTGACGAAACGAAATATCTTATCGCCCAAGGAATTGCTAGAAGAAATGTTCTAGAACTACAAAAATTAGAAATTAATATCCCAGGAAATTATAATTTAACAGTTGGTGAAAAAATTAAAATATATCTGCCAAATATGGCATCACAAGAGGAAAGAAAAAGAAATAACTGGGATAATGAATCAAGTGGAAAATATTTAATATCAAAATTATCACATAATTTTAATATGGCAGATGAAACCGGACAAACTTTTGAAACTAGTTTGACATTAATTCGTGATACATATGGTATAGAAGAAGAACCAAGTAAAGTGAAGGGATAATATGGATCCAGTTTTATCTACAATATTTCCAACATATAATATCGGATCTGATGGATTTAACTGGTTCATCGGACAGGTTGAAAATGTCATTGACATAAAAAATAGCGGAAGAGTTCAAGTTAGAATTGTTGGGGTTCATCACAAAAAAGGAACCGTAACTAAAACAGAAGATCTTCCGTGGGCTAATGTTATGTTGCCGGTGAATGTTCCTTTCGGAACAGGTCAACCTGCAGGATCTAATAATTTAAAGGTTGGTGCTTGGGTTATTGGTTTTTACTTGGACCCTGACGGACAGAAACCATTAATTATCGGCAGTATAGCAAGCACACAAGCTTCAACATTTAAAGATGTACAGGATATTCTTCCTGGATTTGATAGTTTAGAACTTTCTAGTAAAAGAGTTACTGGTAATACTCCATCAGAGGCAGTTAATGGGGCTATTCATAGATCAGCATCCGAAGTTAAAGACGGAAAAAATGAAAAGGGGGCGTCAACTGAAGGTGGAGAACCTGCTGTTAAAAAATCTGCTAAATCAGGGGGAGTTCCTGCAGCATTGGCGGCATTAAAAGGAACAAATAGTGATACAAATCCAACCGGTGGTAAAGTATGTGTACCACTAGCTGATGCAAATTGTGATGCTAAAGATATAGGTTCTGCTATTAAACGAGTTCTATCAGAACTTTTAGCAGCATCACAAAATTCTGGGGGAAATCTTGGCGATTATTATATTAGTAAGGCGAACGGTTTACTATACAGTGGTGTAGACATCCCAAGAGAATACATAACTCAAATTACTAGATTAACTAACTCGTTTGCCCTTAGAATTAAGAAAGAAATATTTTTTGGTATTAGGGATGCTATTGAAGAGTTAGTTAAATTAATTATTGGAGTTGAATCCGCAAAACAAGTAGCAGAAACGGCACAAGATAAACCCAAAAATCCCAAAGAATCTTATGTTCCTAATACTGAACGTGGAAATTTTTTGCAGGAAGTTATTGACACATTTAATAAAATTTTGAATGAAGTTGGGTGTTCGTTCAAAAAAACTATTGATGATTTAATTAATTATTTAATTGACCTAATTTTAGAGTATCTTCAGGATGCATTTACGGCAGCAAATTGTTTAATTGACAATATTGTAAATTCAGCAGTTTCATTTATTGAATCTGGATTTACGAGTTTAGTTGAATCTGTTCTTGGTCCACTACAAAGTTTATTGGGAAGTGCAGGTTCTTTCTTAAATATTGTTGGTGGCGTAATTAACAGGGTATTAAACATCCTTGGAATTAGTTGCACCGGTCCAGATCAAGATTGCAAGAAAGATAAAAATATTTGTAGTGATGGATCAAATGGCGAAGATGATGAAGATGAAGATGATGCAAGTTTCTTTGATAAATTAATCGAAGAAATTGAGAATGGTAGTTTAAGAGGAACAGATTTATCAGGAGATATTTCACAATTTACTAGAGGTGTTTGTGAAGATGCTACAAAAAATTCTCAAACAGATACAAAAGCTAAATTAACTGGTGGAGTATTAAATGATTCACAAACTAATACATATGTTGCTGTATCTGAAGCAACTCCAAATATTCCACTAAGTGTATCAGAATATCCAACTAGTTTCCCAAATACTATTACAACACCAGACTTAAAAAGAGATGTTTCTGATAACATAGATTATTTTATAACCGCCCAAGAAGATCAAATTAAATCTGGAGAAATTGCTAGATTTGATATTGTGGGACCAGAACGCAATGGAGTTTTGGAAATTGATTACATTGAAGAATCTTATAATATAGCATCTGAAGCGGGTGTAGTATATCCTCCTTGTATTATTTCTAGTGAAGATGGTCAAGCATTTGGATTAGAGATTGAAGTTTCTAGGGGTGAATTTGGTGAAGCATACCTTAGAATTTTAAATCCTGGTAGAAGATTTTTGGTTGGTACGTCTTTTATTCTTAATGGAAGTAAGATAGGTGGTGAAGATGGAACAAATGATATTCCATTTACAATTTCGTTAGTTGGCGAATTACTAGATCTTAAAATATTTGGTGATGTATTTGAGAAAAATTTATTAGATAGTGAACGTAGATATGAAGAATTTAGTGAGTTACTTTATACAGAACCAACAACTATTAGTTATGTTACGGTAAAAAATACAACTGTTGAGATGCCATCTTTTCTTGGCGTTGAAATTTTACAAAAAAGAGCAGCTGCTAGTGTAACAATTTGGGATGAAAAACCAGAAGATCAATTTCCAGAAGAAAAATTTAATAATAAATTAGTTACAATTACAACAGAAAAAGATGACTATCTAGAAGGAGAAACAATTGAGTATATAATTGAATCAGTTGGATATGAAGAGGGAACTATATTTACATATGAATTGTTTGGATCTATTTCAACAAATGATTATATAGATGTTACTGCTGGTGAGGTAACTGTAGATGCTGATGGTAATGCAAAAGCATTTGTTTTTATTAAAGAAGATGAAGAATTTGAACGTTTAGAATCTCTTACATTATTACTACTAGACGGTTCAATTCCTTTGGGATCGAGAACATTATTTGTTGCCGACAAAGAGGAGGAGGAAGAAGAAGATGTGTTTGTATTATCTCAGGAAACCACAGAGCAAGAATTATTAGACTATTTGAATGGTTTAGATTTAACAACAACCACTGATTTTGGTAATTTTGTAATTAATCTTCCTCCAGAATTAGCACCACTACCAAAATTAACAATACCACCAGAACCTGCAATTGATGAATACATACCACCTGAACTTGGTGCTCCTATTGTTGATGAGGATGGTTCAATTATCAGTATTCCTGTCTCGTATCCAGGAAATAAGAGTTTCCAAGTACCCCCAAAAGTTACTATCAGCGGTGATGGGTATGGTGCAGCAGCAATTGCTCTATTAGATGATAGAGGTTTTGTTTCTGAAATTAGGGTTACTAAGATTGGTATTGGATATAAACCAAATTTACCAGCAGATAATGATATTAACTGTGTTATTGACTCTTTTACTATCATACGCCCTGGTTTCAATTATAACACAGCACCCACCATATTTGTCAATGGGGATTCTAAAGTTGCTGAGGCAATTATTAATGAAGATGGATTTATCTCAGGTGTTAATGTATTAAATAGAAGTATCACATATGATACTATCCCAGAAATTATAGTTGTTGGCGGAGAAGGAATTGGTGGATTTGTTCTACCAAGTCTAGTGTGTCTACCACCAACAGAACTAGAAGCGAAAGGATATGTCAAGATTGGTACTGGTACTTATATTGATTGCCCCTAATGTCTGCTAACCATAATCAACCGACAAATAATCCAAGTAATTTGGGTGGTGCTACTAGAGCAACACCTACAGAAGATACTAGTGTAAGTTTTGTAGATAAATCATTTTGCACTGGTAAAGTTGAACTAATTGGAATTCATCTTGGATATATGTTAGGCACATATTCAAACAAAGATGGATCTGGTGGATTATTCATTACTGATGGTGCTACATGTTTACATATAGATGAAAACAGAAATATTCATCTACAAACTGGCAAAACTGCTAACGATGGAACAAATGGAGGAAATTTGATTCATAGAGCAGACATGATTATGGATAAATGTAAAAGTTATTCAGGTCATTTTAAGGGGAATGATGATGATTCTACTACCGGTGCCGGTGGTGAAACAAGCAAAAATCCAGCGTATTCTCTCACTGTGGAAGGTGAGATGGATATTGTGGTACATGGTGACGCAAACATTGCAGCGGATAATATCACTTTAGATGCTAAAGAAGTTTTAACATTGAAGGGTGGAAATCAAGTTAAGATAGAATCTGGAGATGGCGGTGGTAAAGTTAATACCATCGCCAGTGAAATTACAACTACAGGCAAATTTGTTAAATATGATCTTACATCATCTTTCTATGTTAATGGTCCGGAAGAGATTACTTACAATCAAAAACTAAAAGCAGATCCTATTAGTGGTAGTGTCAACGTTAACACACCTGCTGCTGTTATTTCTTCAAATACTGTGGGTGCTAGAAATGAAGTTATGCTTGGCAACACAAAAATGTTGAGTGTAGGTAATATGCAATTAGAAGGATATAAAACTCTCTTAAGAGATTTTGGTGGCACATCAAATCTTTCTTTAGGTCCATTCGTTCAATTTAGTGTAGGTCAATACGAAGGTGACTTTATTGGTACTCCTAGAGAAAATTCTAGAGATATAAATGCATATACTTTAAAAGTTGGTGGTGCTATTGGTAGTTCCTATAAACTTTTAGCATCAGATGTTAGCATGGATACACCTGGTACAATTACTGGAACTTCAGTATCATTTGTTGATTTTATTGGTTCTCTAATCTTCTTGAACTAGGGGCTTGACAAACCTCAGAAAAGGTGCTACCATAGCTATGTCCGAGAATGAAACACATGAAGCTTAAAGAGACTAAGAGAACATTTGTTGTGAAGTCGGGAGACACATGGGAGTGGGTAGAGACACCTGAGTTTGAAGCAGCAATCGCTAAATACTGGCAAACAGTGAAGGAGAATGAGGTATGAAAGATCAATATGTTATTGATGACGGCGAAAGCAAGCAAGACAAATGGAATCGCGGTTTAGATCTATTCATTGAATCTGTACTTAAACCAGACCCAGCACTACGTCAATGCGCTCATAATCAAAAATGTTATCATGAATTGATGGATATTCGAAAGAATGTACTTGAGAAGTTGAATGATTTGAGATGGAATTAATTAAACATACAGATTTTATTTGGGAATACAAAAATTGTGTTCCTGAATATATTTGTGAGGAGTTTACAAAATCATCATCTAAAATACAATGGATTAGTAACAACAGAAATTCATTGCGTAATAATGATGCAGTTGATTTAACGAGTACAAATTCACCACTGTGTAACTATCTAGATAAATTAGCATGGGATGCCATTAACCCAATACATCTTAAATATCTGAGAACAAATCCTTTAGTAAGTATAAATTTTCCACAAAATTCAAAATTAAAATTTGGTGCTAGGTTTTTTTATAGGAAATATTCAACTAAAGATTACTATGCGTGGCATTCAGATATATCACCACAAAACAATTTTATAATTTCCTATATTTTATATTTAAATGATGACTATGATGGAGGAGCAACTTTATTTCATCAGGATAGATTAAAAATAAAAGGTACTACTGGCAGTATTTTATGTTTTCCATGTGGAATATCTTTATTACATAAATCTACAAAAATTTCCCGTGGCGAAAAACACATTATATGGGTTTGCTACGAATTTACCAGTTAGTAAACTGGCACACACCCCCTTGCGGTCCTGGTCTGGGGGTGCTATAGTACCTAGGCAATCAACGCACAACACACATGACTTCTATTTTCACTGCTATGCGTGATATTCCTCTTGCTGAAGAAGGAGAAGAAGCACTTGAGTCTGTTGTTGTCAATCCAGATGATATGACTATTACCTTGACTAGCGACAAGGGAGATGTCAAGGTAATTCAATGTGATTCGCAAGACGAACTTAATGAGTTTGGTATGGCGATGCGCCTTGAGTTGTATGATAAAGGATATGACACCCAGACCACTTCTGAAGCAGTTCGCGTACAAAACTGATGACTTACGACGCTAAAGTACAATTCAAATTCGATGCTACCTACACTCATGATTATAGTCGTGGGTTTGGTTCTACTATTGGTGATGATGACTTCATTCCTGAAGAGCATTACCTGATTACAGCGCCAGCAGCAGACCTTAACTGCAAACAGTATTTCAAACTATTTGAGAAGTTCATGCTCTGTGTTGGTATGTGTCCTGCTAGTATTCGCTCTGGTGCTATGTCGTTGGTCTTCAACGATTATGTTACCGAGGAAGAGCAGCGTAAGGTCTGTAATGAGTATGAACTGACGATGGATGAAGACTTGGAGAAGAAATACCAGGACTTCAAAGAGCGTGATGCTCAATGGGCTAAGATAAACGCTCATTATGAGAATAACTTTGGTAGTGAACCCAAGATTAAAGGTGAGTGGGTAGATAGTGCTGATGGAGTAGCATAATGGGAATGTTTGACTACTTCAGATCATCCTTTGATCTAGGACCTGAGTTCACTAACGTGACATGTCAAACAAAAGATATTGAAGAAGGTATTGGTGGCACTATGTCACAATACTGGTTAGATCCTGCTGGTTATCTGTATCTAATTGATTACGCTCATACTGCTGATCTAAAGATCTATGAACCTGGAGATCCTGAGTATGTTGAAGATCGAGCATGGATGAATTTTGAATGGGTGTCAAATGGTAATCATGGTAAAGTAAAACTACATCCTATTACCAAGTATATTGAGGTTCATCCTGAAGGATGGGAAGGACCATGGGAAGATTGGCCACGATGCAAAATTCATTTCAAATATGGGAGATTAATGGATTATGAAACTCTTTGATTACGTCCATTACGAAGACTTTGGACACGAGTGGTATTTCCAACTACTCTCAATCCCTACCAAGTTTGCTCTCATTGATATGTGTATTCAATGGGATGATTTTGCTCCTCTTGAATGGTATCCATATGGAGTCATTGGTATTGGTCCTCGTGACATTGGTTTCACATTTAGATGGAAACGTTTTGAACTTCGTTTTGATGTGCTAGACTTTGAACCACGCAATCTAGCAAGGTATCGTCGTTATAAATCAGGTGATTACCGATGACTGAACGCAACTTTACCAAAGAACTTCTCTACACATATTATGCTGATATGGAGAATGGG